GTTCTCGGTATGCCTTAGCCCATCCAATTTTGCTGTCAGCGACGTGTATAACGGTATCTGTATCATGGAACTCCTCAGCTACTTCAGGCAGCTTGCTGATGTACTGACGTTCGACGCTGAAGCCCACCCCAGTTCCACACATGAGGATGTACATCATTTCGTCGAAGGCTTTAGGGTGGTCGATAGGTAGATAGGAGCAGTTAAACCCAGCTACATTGTCTCTGTCCAAGGCTTCCCCGGCGGTCATAAGCGCCCTCATGCTGGGCATCACGCCTAAGTCATGCACAGGCATGTACAGGTCCAAGGCTTCCTTCTCCGTGAGTTTACCCTTTGAAACCCAGAAGTCCAAGTAACGGTTCACGGTCTCTTCCCATGTCTCCCGTCGTTGTTCTTCCGGGATGTACCGGGCGTACCGGGACTTGTGTATGTACTGCTGATATGCGTCCATCATAATTCGTATTCTCCTCCTGTTAGTAGCGACAGTTTTAGCTGGTCTAGTAAGTAAGCTAGTTCGTACGTGTCCATGTTAGTTGAAACCATGATGTACTCTTCGGACTTAATGATGCAAAAGGCGTCATCGTAGTTCTCTAAGTCTTCATTGTCCATTATGAGTTTAAACACTTCGGGTACGCTAATCCTGTCTGTGTTCTGCTTGTTTCCGCCGAAAGCCCCTTGTATTACCTTCATTCTACCACCTCTTGTTCCTTGACCATCTTGTTTAAGTACCACTGAGCCTTCCGTAAGTCCTGTAGGCCATTCTTGTATCGCCACCTGTGCAAGTACTTCAGAACATTGCCCTCACAATAGTCAACGATACCTTCTCCTAGCTGCTGCTTAATATAATCAATGGCCTCTGTACCGCCTTGGTTGTAGTGCTTTGGTTTACTAACTGCGTCCCATTCTTGAGGTGTCGCTAGGTCAATACTCATCTTCGTCCTCCTCTTCAACTTCTAACTCCTCGGCAAAGTACTCCAGCCTATTTATCAGTTTGTCCTCGAATCTGTCCAGAAGCTCCTCAGAGGTTATCTCCAGTGTTTCCAAAAAGTCTTCAGGATCGTAGGTCCTCAGCAGACGTTCCTTAATTTCTTCCATTGTTAGAGACATCTTCTATCAACTCCTCTAGTGTATCGAATGTGTACCACGGGAACCCCTCCTTCTCACACCATTCAGACAATGTCATCTTAGCACCCTTTCTTACATTCTTGTTTGGACCCATGAGGACAAACACAAGTCTCTGGTAGCTCTCTAGGCTGTCCCTGACTGCTTTGTACTTCTGGGTGTCTCCTTCCCTGAAGAACCCCTTACACTCCACCAGCGTGTCACTAGCCATGTGTACAAAGTCTGGCTTGTAGTTACGGTGGATGGTGTAAGGGACCATATAAGGCTCGTACTCGAAGCCCTCCAGTACCTTTGCAGTCTCTTCCTCAAAGACACTACGAAACTTCGATTTCTTGGACCTTCGGCTCATTGAATACCTCTACTAAATAACGTGGACCTGATGAATATGCGAACCCTCTTACGGCAGGCCAGCACTGTTTTTTGTAAGAGCAGTAGGAGCATCCGATAGCGAGTTTCTGGTTGCCACTTTTTCCATCTGCGATAGGCTTGTAGCATACTTCGGGTGGTTCTTCCTGCTCCACTAGCTTTTTTATGCGTTCGATCCTTTCCTCTATATCATAAGATATTAGGTCGTACACAGGAGCTTGTGTGTCCTCTGAGTCGTACAGGAGGTACGTCAGGTGTCCATTCTGTTTGTCCATTGCCAGCCAGCCAAACTTGGTTTCACCTTCTGAGTGAGCGTAGCCCTTGATCTGCCCTATGTACCCAAAAGGGTCGTCGTAAGCCAGAGTCCCTTCCTTGAACTTCTTAAAACCGAAGGTGGAAGTAGACTTCACGTCAGTCACAATCCCGTCGATCCTACAGTCCATAGACCCCTTGATGCCATTGACCTCACACTTCTTCTGCTCATCTGTCACCTTGTGACCAGCAGCTCTTGTGAGGAACAGTAGCAGTTCTTCAATGATATGACCGTAGAGGAACTTGACGTACGTATTAGGAGTCAAGTCTTCCCCTTTGTCCACGTCGTTGTACACATTCCACAGGAAACGCTCATCGCGCCCAATGTTAGACATACGCAGCTTACGTGAGTCGTCTCGGACCTCTGTGAACTCCTTACGCATAAGGTCCTTCACGTTCTCACCGAACAGCTCGATGCAACTCTCGATGTCTACTCCTTCTGCTACTTCTTTGGTAGACACTAGGCTGTAGATGTCGCTCACTAGGTTGTACGTGTTTTTCATTTGTATTCTTCCGCTGTACTGGAGACGACAACTCTGGCCTGCTCCGGTGTGCATTTGAACCACTCTCCTCTGCGTTCGTAGAGCTTTTGTAGCTCTGTGTCCGCCTGTGATTCTGCCTGACGACGATCGTTCACGTCATACCTATATTGTAACACATAATCTCTAAAAGGAGAAGAAGTTTGGTAGTTGTTTAAGCGGTCCTCAGCGTCAATAGCCATACCTATCTTTACCCAGTCAGGGAAATTAGGGTTGGTAATGGCGTACACTTGACCCTCGACACTGCTTTCGTACTTCTCTAGGCTACTGAAGGCTGCTTGTTCAAAGTTCTTGTATCGTCCCGGCTTGTGCAAAGGATGGTCTTGTCTGATGTACTTCCCATTTACCCACATGCGATTATTGTTTCTAAATTTTTTCCTTTCGGGATTGTCCTTATAGTACTTGCCGTCTACTTTTGCATAAATCATTCGTACTTCTCCTTAGTGTGTGTCTGCCCATGTTGTTCCGACTTTGTACTCTCCGTCCAACGGACATCTGAGATTAAACTCCAGACCCGCCGCCTTGAGACACTCGACTGCGAGCCAACCGAACTTCTCTGCGTCTTTCTCTGCAACTTCCGACTGGACTTCATCATGTATATTCCCTATAATTTTGTAGTCTAAATTCCATAGCTTCGCGTAGTCGTCCAGAATCACCAGTGCTTTCTTCATTACGATAGCCCCTGCTGCCTGCAACAACGTATTCAAAGCGGAATGTTCAGATCTGACTTGGAGTCTTCTACCGTCAAGTCCAATGAGGTATCCTCTTCCAGCTGCTTCAGATACTCTGTCCTTAAGAGCTGCGAATGATGGTAGATTATTAAGGAAAGATTCTCTAAGTTTCTTGCCAGTTGTTCTACCTCCTCCAGCCACAGACCCAAGTTTTTCATCTCCTGCTCCGTATAAGAGGGCATAAATAAAAGTTTTAGCCTGATTTCTTGATTCAAGTCCTGCAAGTCGTTGGTTAGCAGTGTGGATATCTCCGTTAATGATTTCATTGGTGTAGTCCTCATCTTTCATGTAATGAGCCAGCATACGCAACTCAAGACCACTAGCGTCAAAGCCGACTAACTTCTTACCTTCTGGCACAGTCCAGCAGGAACGACACTCGTGTCCGTACGGGCTGTGACTTGCGGGAACCTGAGCCATGTTAGGCGACTGATGCGTCATACGTCCTGTGACTGCACCGTTGCTAATGACACGTCCGTGGACCCTGCCGTCTTCCTTCACGTGTTCTAGCCACGAGTTAACCTGCGCGTATCTTTTTTGTAGCATCAGGTACTCACTGACGACTTTGGCTTCCGGAAGATCGATGGTCTCTAGGACTGCCTCATCGACTATTGGGTTGCCTTTCTCCGTGACTTTGTCGAAGCGAACCCCAAGGCTCGAAAGCCTCTTCGCAATTTGCTGCCGAGAACCCACGTTAAAAACTTCAACCTTGTCCTTAAGCTGCTTCCCCGTTTTCTCTGACCAACGCTCGTGGACAATCGGGGGAAACTTCTGCTGTAAGTCTTCTTCGATTTCATTCATTCTCTCCTTAAATGTTGCACATAGGTCTCTTGCTAAAGGCTGGTCTAGAGTCCACCCGTTTATCTCCTGCTGCTGAACTGAGGCTTGCACTTTATGCTCTAGTTCTATGCAATTAGGGGAAAAGCAAGTCATTTCTTGCATTAACTTCTGATGCACTGCTTCTGTTACTTCAACGTCTCGGATGCAGTAGTCGATCATCTCTTGTGACAACTGGGACCAGTCCGTGTGGTCTCCTTTTGGGAAACCTAAACATTCTCCCCAGTTTCTGAGAGAGTGTCCACCTGACTTACTTGGCTCGTACAAACGTGATAAAACCAAAGTGTCTAGGACCCTCTCAGGAGCCACTGTGATGCCCCAGAGGCGTTCTAGGACAGGCATATCGTATCCTATTAGGTTATGCCCAACGACGCTCACAGAGCCTCTCAGGGCCTCTGAGAGAGTGTCCGGGGTAGTGTGTACGGTAGAAACACCATTTTCTGACGTTACTACGCACCAAATCACGTCCGGGGTCAAGCCGTTGGCTTCCAAGTCCAAATAAATCAAAAGTCGTCTCCAACGTGGGGGTTAGGTACTTCGGTGAGCCTGCCTGTTGCGCGGTCATAAGAAAGGTAACAAGCAGGACCAGTTTCACCAGTGTAACGATTCTTGAGGACACGTACAGTTGTGGTGTTCCTAATCTCTTCGTTTTCATGCTGTTGGTCTCGCTCCATGCCTATGACAATATCGGACAACTGGGCTATAGCCTGTGAACCCCTGAGTTCTGACAAAGATATCTTGCCTCCGTCCTCATGAGCCTGCCCACTGCTTCTCTTTAAATGTGACACTAGGAACAGGCAAACCCCGGTTTCAGCCACGAGAGTCCTGAGCTTCGTCATTATCTCGTCTATGGCCTTACGTTCGTCGCCTGACTCCTGACTTGACACCACGATGGACAGATGGTCTAGGACTATAAATTTGCAGTCCAAGGCCTTAGCCATGTAACGCACACGTGCCAAGAGGTTGTCGGCAGAAGTAGAACCCCAGTGGTCGAACAGGTAGTACCGTCCGGTTCCCATAGTGGCTTCCCAGAAGGGTCTCAAGCCAGCCACGGGTGTGTCCTCTTCCAAGTGTAGAGGCCGGTTGGCTGCTACGGACATGATGCCCAGAGCAGTCCTTGACAC